AAAGCTTTCAATAATCACAGTGTATCTCATATTTGCCGGGACGAGGCATTTCTGAAGGTCATTGTGGCAGAAGGCCGCGGGAAACAAACTCTAACTGTGTTGGATTGGTTCGGCTCCGGTCGTAATTTCAAGATAAGTCCCGAATTCGGGCCCTTTGGAAAGACGCCCGTTGGTGCTGAACTTGTTCCTTCCTCGATTGCACTGAGTATACGCTACACGATGGCGCCTGATGTTCCTATTACAGGGGATCATGCGCGAAATCTGGGCGACGCAAAGGTGCCGCTGGGGGAGGATTCTTACGACGTTGTCTTGGTGCAAGATGTATACCACGACGGCCCGACTCCAACCAGTCCCTTCAGTCCACAAACTTGTTTGTGGCTCTGTGGATATGCGAAGACGCACCATATCTACATTGCAAATCGCTCGTTCCCCGGCATGATGGGGGCGGATGTGATTGATGGGAAGAAGTTTGAACAGGTGTTCTACCGTGACGAACATAACATGATCATAAGCTCTCCGGAGCCTAATGGCACCGCGTACGCCAGCCATCCAGACACCAACTGGCTCTTTGATTTGAGGAGCAAGGATGGTGTGGACATCACCCAGTTGCAAAAAATTGGGCCGTTCCATTTGGTTCGCGTCGCGGCCACGCATCACAAAGCACAACCACTCGGGGTTCAGGTAGCGCTGACCCCTTGTTTCGATGAGGTGAAAATCCTTGTTGATCGGAAGCTAGTGTTGTTTGGACGCCATTACCCGTGTTATGGGAAGGAAACGCGCACTATTTTGGTGCACGTTCCGACTGTTGCGCAGTTCGGTTTGAAATTTGGTCTCAAGCAGGCAAATGGGCAGATCATCGACTCTGCCCTTGCTACGGTCCAGCGACGTCTTGAAGACGATCCTCAATACAGAGCGATCGCCGAGCGTTTTCCTGACCGCGCGCGAGAAATCATTTCCGGCACATTAATGGCCGTGATGTACAACGAAAGGAAGCGAAACATCGACTTGCTCCATGACCTTCGGGTCACTGGAGTATTGCACGAAGATCGCTTGTCAGTAGTTCGTTCAGGCAACCGTCCAGTTGCCGTGTCGTACTGGAAGAAAGTACTTGCGACATTCGCGATGTTATTGTGTCTTGCTCTTGTAGGAATCCCAGGGTTCGGAACCTGGGCGGCGAAAGCCGTGTTTTCCTCCCTACATGAGCGCGTATCACGGCAGGTCATCGAGACATTGGCCGAGTGGATTCATCAGCGGCTGCCAGCGTGGTTAAACGACCATGTTGTGCCGCTCGTTGGTGATCTGCAACCCGTGATGCGAGCAGGTTCACTCCTTGGATTTCGCTACCGATACTGTTCTGCCTTCCTCGAGGAGGGATTGTGGACGGTGTCGCCTATCCTTGGAGCATCTGTGGCAATGATTGAAACGCTTGTGAGAGCCAGAACAGACCCAATGGGAGCATTGGGTTTGGGAGTTTTGCATACGGCCAGGAGCCTGACGCACAACTCCGCTTTGGGTCCGGTTGGCGCATTATGTATACACCTTTGGTGGAACGTGATGTCGACGCCGGCCCCAGTGACAGATGCATTTGGCGATTTCGCTCGTGCGTACGTCCTCGGACAGCTTGTGAACACTGGAAATAGGGTTGGAACCATCCCCGCGGGTACTTCCCTTCCTTCCTATGTTTCGCTTGCAGAAACTGGTCCTCCCAATTTTCGTGGGTCGATCAGTCTGTCTGTTGACGGCGTAGAGTGTGAAATCGCGGAAGCCTTAGAACGGCTTTCAGACGGTGTTGGTAAGAATCGAACGTTCCCGATCCTTGCCACCAACCGTCTCTTGCATCAGCCAGCAAATGTGGAGAAGAATCTGTTGGTAGCCATACTATTCAGACTTCACAACGACCCATTCATCGGATGTCCCGGTGAGGAAGATCGGCACCGCCGTTGGGCGGAGCTTGCTGACTTGATTTGTAGGGCGGATATTTTCACCGTTGATGAACGTGTGTTTACCCTCGAAGAATGTTACAAAATGATGGGCCCCAAGGCAGCCCGACTCAAAAACGCCTTGGAAGAGTTAACGTTGGGGAGGATCCTAATGAAGGGTAAGAATGTCAATGTCAAATGGAATGAGACGCTGACTGCCCGGAAGGACGTGTGTGGCATAGAGACTATGAAGCCACGCGCGATACAAAACCTGCCCGCTGAAGTGCATGCATTGATGACACCATATTCTCGTGTGATCAACTACATTATGCATAACCGTTTTGACGGTTCAGTTTTCGTCATCGATGGAGTGCCATTCGCTGTTGTTATGGCTTGTGGATATACCGGTGCGGAGCTGTCAGCCTTGTCCTCTCACTTTGACACATCGATCTTCACGATCTTTGTGTCGGGTGATGACTCGGCTGTGTGTTTTGGAGATTGTCAAGAGAGGTTTGGGATGCCAGCGTTTGGCGAGGCTGACCAGTCGGCCTTCGACCATACGCAAGATAACGGTCCAATGAAAGAGTATCAGTTTCGCATTCAAAAGCAAATGGGTATTCCGGAGGAATTTACGCGTCTAGCGTTTGACTGCTGTTCCAGTGGTTATTACGCAAGGAAAGGACGCCTTTTCGTGAAGGGAACGTGTGGCACACAAATGCCCACAGGAATCACCACCACGACCGTTTTCAATTCGATGAGCACTGCAGCGTTTTGGATATACTGGCGCCTACAGAGGAGGACACGAGAGCTCGACCCGGTGGAAGCCGGTCGTGAGCTGGGATTTGGTGTCAAATTTGTCGGTCATGAAAATCCGAGGGACATGACTTTTCTGAAGGGGAGCTGGCATCTCTCCCTGTCGTCGATGTGGCATTGGCTACCTTTGCCATCTCTGACGATAAAACTCGGCAAGGTCATTTCTGACCCAGTCGAGATCACTGTTGTCCGCCGGGGCGGACGGAAGATCAGGTTGGATGCTAAAAGCGCCGCCATGGTCTGTGCCTATGCGCTTGCATCGTCGTATGGGAATGTTCCTTCTGATTATCCAATCGTTGGAGCGTTTCTGTTATGTCTGAAGCGCAATGGAACCGCACCCCGAAGGGCCCTGCGGAGACTCGAAGAAGGGTGGAAGCCGTCTATAGACAGTTTCCATCTGGACCGGGATGGGGCCATGGATTTCATATTCGCTAGATATGGAATCACCAGGCATGAAATTCACGAAGTGGAAACAATGCTTGGAAAAATAAACTCCTTGCCATGCTATATTGAGCACATTGTGTTCGATAAGCTGGCAGACGTCGACTATTAAGTCGGCGGGCAACGGCACACGGCTTCGGCCGGCGGGTTCACGACCGCCCCGTGTGAGTGCTTGTGCCCCTTAATTGGGGCCGAGCGGGGTAAAATAAAACAACGATCAACTTTCGTAAAATGTCAACTAATCAAAATAAGAAAACTCGCAAAAACGCGATTAAACGAGCTCAAGCAAACGCGCAGATTGCGCAGATGCATGGACAAGGTGGTTACTACTCTGACAAAGTGGTGCCGTTCATGTCGAAGTTGGTTCCGAAAGGTTCCTTCTCAAACATGGGCGGCTCACTTGGTGGCGCGCTCGGTGTGTCTTCGGGCATACCGGGAGCCCCACTCATGGGTGGTGCTGCTGGCAGCTATTTGGGAAGTCGTATCGCCAAGCTTGTGGGCTTTGGCGACTATAGTGTGCAGTCTAATACTTTGATGAAGCAGGGTATGGCGATCCCAGAAGGGGCTCCGCTACCTGCTTTTGGTAACTTGGGTCATGAGACTCGGGTCACCCATCGCGAATATATTCGCGACATCATAACACCTGCCACCCCTACGGCCTTCACTTTGGAGTCTCAGAAAATTAACGCAGGTAACAACTCGCTATTTCCATGGTTGGCGCCAATTGCAGCGTCCTACCAGCAGTACAGGTTCAATGGACTTGTTTTTGAATTTCGTTCTTTGAGTTCGGATATCACTGCTGGTGGCGCTCTTGGCGCCGTCATTCTTGGCACAAACTACGACGTGATTGACTCCACGTTCGCTAGTAAATTAGCCATGGAGAACGCGCAGTATTCTGTTAGTGCAAAGCCATCTCTTTCGCAATACCATGCGATCGAGTGTGACCCAGCGCTGACAGCTAACAAACTGTATTATGTTCGAGACTCCACCGCCGGTTCGGGAACGTCGGATGATAGATTCTATGACCTCGGTAACTTCCAGGTCGCTACGCAGGGTTTGCCCTCTAGCGCCGGAACAGTTATCGGCGAGTTGTGGGTCACATACGACATTTCTCTTTTCAAACCGGAAATTGCTACAGCTTCGGGCTCGGCCACCCAACATATTGTTGGTGTAGCGCCGGGCACGACCTCTGTCTTTGGCACAACCCCCGTCTCCACAGGCGCGGCATTGTGTACGGCGTCGGGTTCAACCCTAACTTTCAGCACTCCAGGAACATATATGGTGGAGATTCAGGCAACTGGAACTTCGTTCACCTCTGTGTTCCCGGCTACTGGAACAGCCACATCTACCTTCATAACGCAACCCTCTCCCTTGCCTGGAACTATCACCACGTTTGTTGTGGTGTATAAGGTCGTCTGTAATACTCAGAACCAGACGGTCATCTTTCCTTTCAATGGTGCGAGTACGCTAACAGCTTCGTCTACTAACGTCACGCCTGTCACTTCTTCATTTGTGGCTTAATTGACTCCCTGAAAACAAACGTCTTTCTCACCTCGACGTAAAATTGGTCCG